AAATCTCGTCCCGCGTGGGTATCGATCGCGGCCTCGGTGATGAAACCCGGCTGTGCCTGGTGCTCGTGCGCACCGGGGAACGGGCCTTCATCCCAACCCGCTATCTGCCGTTGCGCCTGCAGCCACCCGCTGCATTAGCAGCCGCGCACTGACCACCCCCTGAATCACCGATACCCAAGCCCGCCTGAACGCGGGTTTGGGGAAGTTGCACCCGAAATTCGAGGTTGCCGCCATGCAACAAGCCATTGCCATCCAGCTGGATATGCCAAAGCCCGTAGCCGAGGCCCTGCTCAGCAGCCTGCGCTGCGAGCTGCGCCGTGGCCTGACCGAGCACTGGTACGACGATCGCTACCGCACCGTGCCGGAGTTCCTGCGCAGCCGCCGCATCCTCGATGACTACCCGGCCCTCGCCGGCCACAAACGCACCATCGGGGCCCTGAAAGCCGCCCTGGGCCCCAACGAGTAAGGCCGCCACACCATGCAGATGAAAGAAACCCTACGGGCTGAGGTGCTCCGTCGCATCGAGCGAGACTTCGACCTCCAGCACATGGTCGGCACCAACTACATGCGCAAGGGCAAGTGCCCGGCGCACAACTGCGGCAAGAAAACCCTCTACACCTTCCACGACTCGCCCTGGATGCTGATCTGCGGCCGTCCGGAGAAGTGCGGCCACCGCGTCCACGTGAAAGAGCTGTACGACGATCTGTTCAACGATTGGAGCAAGACCGCGCCGGCCACGGTGGAAGAGCCAACGGCCACGGCCCGCGCCTATCTGCAGTTCGCCCGCGGCTTTCGCCTGGAGCTGATCGCCGGCTGGTACAGCCAGGAGAACTACTGGAACCGCGACATCAATGCCGGCAGCGCGACGGTTCGCTTCCCGCTGGAGAAAGGCGGCTACTGGGAACGACTGATCGACCGGCCGGAGCGGTTCGGCAAGCAGAAGGCCCGCTTCAAGCCGGGCGAAAGCTACAAGGGCGTCTGGTGGTGCCCGCCTTCGCTCAACCTGGTCGAGGTTGACGAGCTGTACATCGTCGAGGGCATTTTCGACGCCATCTCCCTGCTGCACCACGACATCCCTGCCGTCTCGATGATGAGCAGCGCGCCGCTGCCCGAGCAGTCGCTCAAGGCGCTCAAGAACGCCTGCCATGAAGCGGACAAGCGCCTGCCTCGCCTGGTCTGGGCACTGGATAACGAACCGGTCGCCAAGGCCAACATGCGCCGTTGGGCAAAGGAGGCACGCGCCCTGGGCTTCAAGTGCGAGGCGGCGGTCATCCCGCAGCGCGGCGCCAAAAAGGTCGATTGGAACGACCTTCACCAACGCTGGGCCTTTATCGAAGGCGACGAGGAACGCACCAAGCGCATCGAGCTGGACATCGCCGAGGCCCGCCACCAGGGCGCCCTGCTGCTGGCCGAGTCGGCCGAGGAAAAGGGCCTGCTCATGTACGAATGGGACGAGCGCAAGGAATTTCACTTCACGTACCGCTCGCGCCTGTACTGGTTCAACCTGGACATGGAGAAGTACGAGCGCACCGCCCGCGAGCTTGACGGCTCCGATCGCCATGACGACCAGCTGCTCAACGACCGCCAGCGCCGTGACAAGGCCCTGCGCCAGAGCGCAGCCGTGGTGCGCATCGCCAACTGCTACTTCGACGCGCTGTACTACATGCGCAACGAGGTCACCGACGAGGCCTGGTACTACTTCCGCGTCGAGCGGCCCGAGGCGCCGACCATCAAGAGCACCTTCACCGCGGCGCAGATCGCCTCGGCGCCGGAGTTCAAAAAGCGTCTGCTCAACGTCTGCAACGGGGCCATGTTCACCGGCACGCCGCAGCAGCTGGAGCGCATGCTTGGCTACCAGCTCGACAGCCTCAAGACCGTCAATACCATCGACTGGATCGGCTACACGCGCGAGCACGGCGTCTACGTGTTCAACGATTTGGCGATCGCCGGCGGCAAGGTGCACAAGCTCAACGAAGAGGACTTCTTCGACGTCGGCTCCCTGAGCATCAAGTCGCAGAGCCTGTCACCGGTGCTGCATATCAACGCCGACCTGGCCGACTACAACGAAGAGTGGTTCGACCTGTTCTGGCGCTGCTTTGGCGTGCGCGGCGCCGTGGTGCTGGCGTGGTGGCTGGGCGCGCTGTACGCCGAGCAGATCCGCCAGTTGCACAAGTCCTACCTGTTCCTGGAGCTGATCGGCGAAGCCGGCGCGGGCAAGACCACGCTGGTGGAGCTGCTCTGGAAACTGAGCGGCCGTACCGAATACGAAGGCTTCGACCCGTCCAAGGCGACCCCGGCCAGCCGGGCACGCAACTTCGCCCAGGTGGGCAACCTACCGGTGGTGCTGATCGAGTCCGAGCGCGAGCAGAAGGAAGGCGCGCCGGTGAAGCACTTCGACTGGGACGAACTCAAGACCGCCTACAACGGCCGCAGCGTTCGCTCCACCGGTGTGAAGAACAACGGCAACGACACCCGCGAGCCACCGTTCCGCGGCGCCCTGCTGATCGCTCAGAACAATGCCGTCAACGCCTCCGAGCCGATCCTCCAGCGCTTGGGCCATGTGCACCTGACCCGCGAGCACCAGACCCCGGAAACCAAGCTCCACGCCGAGCGCCTGGAGCGCATGCCGGTCGAGCAGCTCAGCGGCTTCATGGTCAAGGCGCTCAAGCCCGAGGCGCAGGTGATGAAGCTCCTGGACGAGCGCACCTCCGGCTACGAGCAGCAGCTCCTGGCGCTGCCGGGCATCCGCACCGTGCGGATCGCCAAGAACCACGCCCAGCTGCGCAGCCTGGTGGACGCCCTACAGCTGGTCGTGCCGCTCAGCGATGAGCGCGCGGCCCAGGTGCACGCCGAGGTGGAGCGCATGGCCCAGGAGCGGCAGCAGGCCATCAACGCCGACCACCCGCTCGTGCGCGAATTCTGGGACATGGTCGAGTTCCTCAACGGCCCCTTGGGCGAGCCCGGCGGCCGGCTAAACCACTCCCGCAAGTCGGCCTTCTTCGCCATCAACCTCAACGAGTTCGTCGAGATGGCTGCCAACAAGCGGCAGCAGCTCCCGAACCTCAGCGAGCTCAAGCGCGTGCTCAAGACCAGCAAGTCGCCGAAGTTCATCGAGACCAACAAACCCATCAATTCGAACATCGCCACCGACGGGCTGAACAACGCCAAGACCGTCCGTTGCTGGGTGTTCCAGCTCGTTTAACCCGCCGGCGCGGCAACGCCGGTACCAACCCAAGGAGAAGCACCATGCCAATGAACGACAACGACGACCTCTACAGCCCCAGCCGCCTGGAAACCCTGCTCGCCCTGGTGGGCAGCGGCTTGACCCTCGCGCTGCTAGGCGCAGCCGGCTACCTCGCCCCCAACCTGCTGGCCCTGGCGGCCCGCTAACCCCAGCGCCCGGGCGCGGCAACGCCCGGGCAACCAACCCAAGGAGACGCACCATGCACCTGAACGTAGAACGCGGCGCCCCGATGACCGGCAAGACCATCCGACTGCACAAGAAAGCCCGCGAGGCCGGGCAAGACGAGCACCAGATCATCAGTGGCAACGCCTATGACGTTGCCGACCTGGAGCTGCTTGTGCGCCACCGCGCCGGCCGCGGCGCCCGCGTCATCTGCATCGACGAGTGCAGCGAGGAGCAGATCGATCGCCTGAAAGCCCTGCAGCCGCGGCTACCGGCCGAACTGACCATCCACGCCGTTGTAGCGAACTGAGGAACAGCACCATGCAAGTGAGCGAAAAACTTCGAGACCTCGACCTGCTGTTCACCTTCGAGGATCTGGCCAAGGAGAAGGGCTGGTCGGTCGATCGCAACGACCAGGACAACGCTTTCGCTGATGCGTTGACCCAGCGCGCCTGGGAGGCGTTCGAGGCGGCCCATGGCGAGCACGGCCGCAAGGATGGCCAGCAGCTCTACGCCGAGATCAAGAAATCCAGCAAGTACGCCCACCAGGCCGATTGGTGCCGCGCTCAGGGCTACGGCTACCCGTTCAAGGTGCGCATCGCATTCGATACGGATGGCTACGCGGTCAAGGGGGGCGTCGGCGGCCAGTACCGCCTGGAGGACGTGAATCTGTACGTCCTCGAGGACGGCAAGAAGATCCGCGTTCGGTAACCCGGGCCCCACAAACAAAAAGGCCCCGGCGAGCGGCAACTCACCAGGGCCGGACCAACTCAAGGAGAAGCACCATGCAAGCACAAAACCCCGATGTCAGCGCCGAGCAGGCTACCACGCCGCGCTACGACACGATTGTTATCCGTGGCGCGATCGGCAAAGAAGTCCCTCGGTCCGTCGATGGTGGCGAGGTTGTTAGCTGGGCACGCGGCCATGAACTTGCCGCTGGCGATGCCCTACTGGAGTTCGTCAACTACGTGGCAGACGGCGACTGCGGCATCGGCCCAGAGCTGAGCGCCAAAGCACGCAAGGCTTTGGACCTGATGGAGCGTCGCAGCGCGCTGGGCTGGGACGCGGACGAGGAGCCAGAAGATTGGCAAGCCGCTGTTAACCGTGCGGCGCACCAGGCCCGCGAAGTGTTCTGCGACTCCCATGACGACGCCACTCAAGCGATTGAATACATGAAGGCTTTGCTGCAACAGGCCGCCCCAGTCCTGCAAGGGGGTGACGCATGAAGCCGTGCACCGTCGGCAAACGCCACAGCTGGACCTTCGTCCGCAACGTCGTCACCAGCCACCTGAACGGCCGTGTCGGGCGCATCACCAAGCGCGGGCTTTACCGCTGCGAATGCGGCGCCGCGAAGTACGGCAACCCCGTCCACCAGGCCGAAGGTGGTGCCCAATGATGACCACCCGTATACGCCCCGCCATGGCCAGCCACCGCATCGACCTTCCCAGCATCTGCGACATCTGCGGCAAAGCCCGCGCAACCCGCAAGCACGCTGCCTGTAGCCGCACCCGCCAGCAGCTCAAGCAGGAAGAGTGGGCCAGCTACATGGGCAACCTCACCGCCAAGAAAGCCCAGGGAGGCCGCCGTTATGCCCGTTGAAATCCGCACCCGTTTCACCACCGGCACCTACGTGGCCACCGTGCGCGGCGACAAGCGCACCGCCAGCAACACCATGGGCGCCCGCTGGGCTGCAGAAGCCATGGCCCGCAAGCTAGGCCTGGATCCGACGCTGCTGCGCGAGACCCAGCGCGATTTGCTGCGCAACGGGGTGGTGCTGTTTGTTCATCCTGGAAACCCGGTAAAGAAGGAGGAAAGCAATGTCCCTGCCGTATGAGAACTCCACCTCCGGAGATAAGGCCTTCGCCGAGATTCAGAAAATCCTGAGCCGCTTTGGCTGCGACAACTACGGAATCATGCAGAAGGCGAAGGACCAGGTGACGCTGGTTCAGTTCGACTGGAACGGTCGGACGGTTTCGCTACCGGGCCACTGGGGGGGATATGCGACTGCCTGGCTTCGGGAGCATCCGTATAGCAGCCGCATGCGATGCACCGAGGCGGAGTACCGCCAGCGGGCGATGGACGTGGCTCAGATCGCTGTATGCAGCATGTTGCGTGACTGGGTAAAGGCGCAGGTCACCGCTGTGGAGTGCCAGCTGATGTCGTTCGAAGAGGTATTCATGCCGCACATGTTGCTGCCGAGCGGGCAACGCATGGTCGACGCCGCTAGAAAGTTGCTAGAGCAGCAGCCGTGAGGGCCGGTAACAACTCACAGCAGCTACTCGAATGCGAGGCCAGAACCTGGCTTCGCAAGGGCTACACCACGGCAGAGCGCATCACCGACCTCACCGCGCTGATCGCCAAACATCGAGGCGCCGCCGGCGCCGCACGGCTGATCGAGGAGATGCGCCGGCAGTGGGCTCGCCGTAGCGAGTGGCTGGGAGGGCAATATGGCTAGCGGAATGAGCCGAGAAAGCCCGCGCGGCGATTCTCGGCGATGGCCACCGGCCAGCAGCAGTAAACTGGAGGCCCTGCGATGAGCGAAGCCTCCAGCGTGTTGACCTTCGAGGACCTCAAGCGCATCACCGGCTACGCCCGTCGGGCCGACGTGGAGCGGGCTCTGCACGCGCAAGGCATCCGTCTGTTCCGAGGCCGCACGGGGCCGTGGACCACTGTGGATCTGATCAACCAGGCCGGCGGGCTGAAAGCCGGTAACCAGGAGCAGTACGGCGTCGACATCCTATGAGGCGATCAAGGAAGCACAACCCCCACATCCCACCACACATTGATCAGGCCGCTATCCCAGCGGCCGTTTTCTTTGATCACCGTGGCAAAGGCAGCTGGTACACCCTGCACCGCGACGAGGCCGGCCGGCAGCGCCGGCAGAACATCGCCAACAGTTCGGCCACACTCGGCGAGCTGCACCGAATCATGGAGGTGCGCAACGGTGTCGATCGGGAAAGCCTCAACTTCCTGTGCCGCGAGTACCACGACAGCGCCAAGTTCAAGCGGCTGGCTCCCAAGACCCAGGAAAGCTACAGCTGGTCGCGCGACGTCCTGGTCAACATCCCCACCAAGATCGGCAAGCCCCTCGGCGAGCTGGCCGTGCGCAAGTTCACCCCCGCTCTGATCCAGCGCCTCATCGATCGGATCGCCGACGAGGGCACGCCGTCGAAGGCCGCCCACGCGCTGCGGTACCTGCGCCTGGTGATGCAGTGGGGTCGCAACCGCGGCTACCTGGAAACCAACCCAGCCATGGGCATCGAGGCACCGGTGGAGCGCAAGCAGCGCCGGCTGCCGTCGCTCGACGTGATGCAACGCCTGATCGACCGCGCCCGCGAGCTGGGCCAGCTGAAACGCGGACAGAAGGATGCGGTACCGCCGCACCTGAGTTACGTCATGGAGCTGGCCTACCTCTGCCGGCTGCGCGGCATCGAGGTCGTCACGCTGACCGACGCCAACGAGCTGGCCGAGGGCATCCTCACCAACCGGCGCAAGGGCAGCCGCGACAACGTGGTCACCTGGACGCCGCGGCTGCGCGCAGCATGGGATGCCGCCAAGCTGCGGCGCGCCCAGGTGTGGAAAGCCCGAGGCACAGCGGTGCCAGTCCTACCCGAGAAGCGTTTCATCATCACCGCCGACCACGGCGGGCCGCTGGGCAAGTCCGGCCTGGACACCGCCTGGAACCGGTTCATGCGCAACGCGATCGCGGCGGGCGTCATCACGGCGGAGCAGCGCTTCGGCCTGCACGATCTCAAGCGCCGCGGCATCACCGACACCCCCGGCACCCGGGCCGACAAGCAGGAAGCCAGCGGCCACCGCGACGAGTCCATGCTCGACATCTACGACCTGAGCGTCCCGAAAGTCGCCCCCTCCGCTCTCTGATCCCCTCCGAATCTGCGTAACAAGCGAGCCGGGCTCCGCAAGGAATCCGGCCGCTAGCGCTGCGCTTACGTAACAAGCCCGCCCCTAAGTGCCTGTCCAGCAAGCCGAAAACGGTTTTCTTGTAATCAGTAGGTCCCGGGTTCGACTCCTGGTGCCGGCACCATCTAAATGCTTTCCCATGGCTCCTTATGGTCTGAAAGCGACATCAAACCCCGCCCCGTGCGGGGTTTGTCGTTTCTGGATGCACCTGGGTGCATTTGTATGTTTTGCGGTATTGGGTATACGTGTCGGTATATTTTGAATTCGACAGGAACACGTATACCCATGGCACGCTTGGTCACTCCTCTCACCGACGCCAAATGTGAGGCCGCCAGGGCTCGCGAATCTGACTACACACTCTTCGATGGTCAGGGCCTACACCTCCTAGTGAAGAAGAATGGCAAGAAAGTCTGGCGGTTCAAATACTCACGGCCAGACGGCAGAGCTGGCCTGGCGACCTTTGGGAGCTATCCAGCGCTCAGTCTGAAGGCGGCCCGCAGCCGTCGAGCCGAGGCCCGCGAACTATTGGCGCATGGCATCGATCCCATCGAAAATGCGAAGCAGTCGAAGGTCGAAGCAGACAGAGCTCGCCGAAACACGTTCGAGGCCGTCGCAAGGGACTGGCATGCGATCAGTGCGCGAAAATGGAAATCCGATCATGCGGACACCGTGCTGCGCCGGCTGGAGACTCATTTATTTCCACGCTTAGGATCGAGGCCAGTCGCGGAGCTTAAAACGCGCGATCTCCTTGAGCCTCTTCGCGAACTAGAACGAAAGGGCATCGTAGAGACAGCGAGCCGACTGGCCCAATACACGACTAGGGAAGGTCTGAAGTAGCCCTGTATTTCCGGTCGACTTCAGCCCTCGCTGCTTTTGAAAGCGGGCCGTCGATCAAAATCGACCAGGTAACCCGCTCAGTTCTCCGTTTTTGGCCGCCGCGAGCACCTCGCAGCAGCCATTTCCCGCATTACAGGCGTACCTCTCCTGCGGTAGTCAGCAAATGTCGGCGCGCCATCCATAGGTTCGACAGCGCGAACAGCGTCACCAGCTGAGCGGTGTTCTTGGCCAGGCCACGGAAGCGCACCTTCACGTAACCGAACTGGCGCTTGATCACTCGAAACGGGTGCTCGACCTTCGCTCGCACTTGTGCCTTGGCCTTCTCGATCTTGCGCTTGGCTTTGTACAGGGCGCTGCGTTTATCGAGCTTCTTGTAGGTGCTGCGGCGTGCTGCGACCTGCCAGATCACTTCGCGGCCAGCATGTTCGGGGCGCTTTTCGACGCCGGTGTAGCCGGCATCGGCGCAGACGACGTTCTCGTCACCGTGCAGCAGTTTGTCGACCTGGGTGATATCCGCCACGTTGGCTGCCGTGCCTGCCACGCTGTGTACCAGCCCCGACTCATCATCCACGCCGATGTGCGCCTTCATGCCAAAGTGGTGAGTCGGCCGCGGGAACTGCCCCCGCAGCCGCTCGCAGAACCGTACGTGACACTCTCGCGTCATACGGCTCCCGTTATCCAACCTTGCTGCCCGGTCACTCGCCAGTGATGAAACAGCCGGGGTACCACAGTCCGCATCTTGTCCAGCCATTGGCTAATGCGCCGCTTGCGCCTATGAAGGGCCTTGTATTTTCGTCGGGCCCAGCGTTCAAGCGCGCGGTCAATGTGCTGGAAGATGCCAAGCATGGCTGTCCGATAGAACGAGCCATAGTATTGCCACCACCCCTGTATCACTGGATTGTAGAGCCGAGCCACGTCGACCAGCGTCACGTGGGTTTGGCGATTGAGTCGCCACCTGCGTACCGCTTGCCGCATCCGCTTTAAGGCATCCG